AAAAACCACCTTGTGCTTGATTATCTCCTGTTAGTGTGTACTCTAGTGACCATGTAATGTCATTATATGCATTATATAGATTTGTGCTTGCTATTATACAAGCTGATCCTAAAGCTGGTTGTATAAAACTCATTAAAAATCAACTTTTACTGGGTTATATCTGATATTATTTACAAAATTTTGTGAATAATGGTGTTGAAACGGATATTCACCCCAAGTATATAATTCACCGCCCGAAGTTATTGCAAATACTGTTTTATTGTTAGCGTCCGTCCCCCGCCCAACAAAAAAATCACTGTATTTTATATTATATGGTTGCTTTGCTTTGACAAAAATAGTAGACGCAGTGTTATTACCTATTCCCAATTCACCTTTTATATTTTCACCAGCACCCCATATTTCTCCACTTGAATTTAGTGCATAGAGTGTTGTGCGTGCATCGTAGCCATGTGCTTTTATTTTTATTATTCCTGAATTAGTAAAATCACCACTAAATGCTGCTGTCGGTGCAAGTACATTAGTATTATTTCCTATACCACACGCACCATCTATATTATACCCCCACGTTCTTATCGTGTTATCTGTCATTAGTGCCATAATTGTGCTGCGTGAATTGTCAGAACAACTTATAGTACTTACACCAGTTAATTGAGTGTTAGTTGTTCCATCTGCACAAACAGGCGTAAATGTCGTTACATCACTTGTGCTATTAATACCCAGCTGCCCCACACCGTTATATCCTGTTGACCACAATTTTCCTCCAGACAATAAAAACGTTGAGTGTACAGAGCCGTTTGATTGAACTGTGCTGTATATCTCATCTGCTGTATGTACTGACTGCGTCCAGCCTGTAATTACATCTGTAGTTGTTCCGTTGCCGAGGTTGCCGCGACCGTTGTATCCACAATAATGCACCGCTGATAGTGTATCAATAGCAAATGAGTAATTGTAAGTATTACCACAAAATGAATATATATTCCTAATTAGCAAGCCACTTAACGAATTTGCATTGACATTTACAGGTGAATTAAATTGTGTTGTAGTTGAGTTTAAGCCACATTGACCGAAGCCGTTATATCCCCAAGCAAACGCACTTCCAGACTCTGTTAAAGCAAATACGTGCATATTTGATGAATACAAAGTACCGCCACTTCCACCTACACTAATTTTAGTTACCTTGCCCGCTGCGGACGGTATTTCTACCTTTACAAAATTTGTAACGTATAATTCACCTGATCCTTGGCCACTTCTACCGAATATGTTTTCTCCCGAGCTATATACATTACCGCTATTTGTTAAAACAAACGTGGTTCCGTTGGCACCGTATATCTGCACCGGAATTTCATCTGCGTCATCAAATTCAATCGGCACGTGTTCGAGATTATAATAATCACCACCCCTATAATAACCAAGCCCTGCAGATCCTCTATGATCAATTCCGGAGTAGATGACATGATTATTACGTCTATCTATAAACATGAAGTAACCAGGCGAATTGCTACCATTGCTTCCATTAACTTCCGACATTATAGGAAGTGTTAATACTGTATTTTCAAAACCTATACTATTAAACAATGTATCTACGTAAGTTTTACTCACGTAATCAGGTACTCTTATAAGATATTCTTTTAGTTCAGATTGAGGCGTCTCGAATGATGTAACAGCCTCTGCTGCTGTTACATCCCAGCACGATAAACTTTCACCAAACGAAATTGTTGTTGGGTAAATAATACTATCTTCAAGATATTTGATTATATATACATAATCGCTCGATGACAAATTAGGTATACTAAAGGTATTGGTTCCTGTTGTACCGTAATATGTGCTAATTGCAGCTGATAATTCTGGATAATCGACACCGTTTAATGTTCTTCCATCACATATAAAATATCCATATGGAACTTCATATGCTGAAACTTCATTACCTATACTTCCACCCGAACCATATTGAAGAATTGTACCTACTGGCACCTGATTTCCTGAAAGAACAAGATATTGTGTAATTGAATTGCCTGGTTTCCACGATATAGTACCATTACCATCGGTTACCATTGAGTATCCGTTAGGCCCATCAAACTGAGGTAAATTATAAGCAGTAGCACCTCCAACATTACCAAATTTTAATGTTGCAGGAATGCGTAAAAATGTACTATTGCGTGTGGTAATGGTATCAAACTCCTGAGCTGCGGTTGTTTGAATTGTGGTACCGCTTTTCTCAAGCCCGACACCAGCTACACCATCATCAATTTGAGCGGCACTAATAGTATTTACTTGTAATACATTTTTTGTACCATTATATGCTTCTAACTTTATTGTGGTGCCATCTACTCTATTAGCTGCTGCACCTAAAAATACAGTCCAATTAGAAATATCTGCTGGGTTATCGGTTGTTAAGCGGTATAGTGCACCTGCATCCGCATCAAATGCTAAATCACCAATAACAGCCTGTGTATATTGGTTCGGGCTGACGCTACCGTAAAATAAATTATATGATACAGGATTACCGCCAGAAGTTGCTCCATCACCTATAAATAATCGCGTTGTATCTACAGCATATCCTAGCTCACCTTCGGAGAGTACAATATTTCGACGTTCAATATCTGAACCACGCCTAATTAATAACTTTAATAGTGTTGATTGTGTAAGTGTTATTTGGTTTGCACCGTTACTCATGTCATTATTTAATGCATGAGATTAAATTTACACTGTTAAAGTATCAAATGTAAGTTCTTGTATTTCTGCTGGAACATTAAAGACTGGAATTGCCTTTTTACCGATAGGACTGCCAAAATCAACCATTAAAAATCCGCCCGATGATAATGTGAATACCTGTGAGTCAGACGAAATACCACCAGTTGCTGTAGCAGTTATTACTTGATATGTAGTTTCGTAGTGTGGCGGAGGTGCAATTGAAACAGATGGCGCAACTGTATACCCGTCGCCTGAAAATGTTACTATAATGGATATAACCTCGCCATCTATAACACTCGCTACAGCTGTTGCTGTAGTTCCACCACCTGTTGGACCATCTATAGTTACAACAGGTGCTTCAACGTAACCTGCTCCTACAAAATCAGGCCCGTCAATTAAACTTATACCGCTAAGCCCGACATCTAAAATTGCTTCAGCGCCTGTTGCTGCTTGGTAGTTTACAAATCCGGTAAAGGTAGCATCATTTGAGCTTAGTGGAATTTTGGTTGCATTGTAGAGGCTTTTTAGTGTCAATTTGCCACCATCAGTTAATTCTAAGCTCTCGCTGTGTGACTTAACACTTACTTGTACACCATTTCCGCCTTGAAGACCGCTACCAAATGCAGAACTATCTAGTCTACCTGCAGTAAAGCGACCAGACGTAACAGCAGATGCATCTATTACACCAACAGTAAGCTTATTACTATTATTAATAACAATAGATGTATTATCTACATTTACGTGTAATTGTCCATCAGCTGAGCCTGATAAGCCAGCGCTCGCAATGCTTGTTGAACTAAAATTATCCTTGTCTATGCGCCCAAGAATACTACTTGCATACACTGCGCTTACTGCAAGTTGATTAGCTCCATTTATAACAATTGTTGTCCTATCAACATTTGCACTCAACCCACTCGTTTCATTAAGCGCTAAACCACCCTGTGAGTATACAATTGAACCTAGCTGATTAACACCTACACCACCATCTTTTATTTTTAATATGTTTGTCGATGCTGCATATTCTAGCGTCGAATCATCTACCTCTGCACTAATTTGCTTCCATGCAGATAATTGAGAGCTATTTGTACCGGTTAACTGATATACGAGATTGTTTTCATATACTATATCACCTGTCTGCGCATTTAGTGTTGTTTTATTTGATACTGGTGTAAAGTTTTTAGAACCAACTACAATACCTCCTGTTGTTGATCCGTCTCCAATAAACAATCTCTTATAATCTGTAGTAAATCCGGGTTCACCCTGATCTAATACAACTTGTTGACGCTGCGCATCAGTGCCGCGACGAACTTTCATTTTTACAATTTCTATATCTGCCATTGTATTAAGGAGTGTAATAAGTGTTAATTGAGTTTGTTGAAACAAATCCACCATAACACGGGCCGCCATAAGCACCAAAATGTGTTTGTGTAAATGTGGAGGAGTTTATTTCTTTAAATTTGTCAAAATTACTATTAAAAAATTCTGTCAACCAATTCGAGTTGCTCGAGCCGAGACCAGATGTACTACAGTTAGTATAGATAGCTTGATCAGATCTTATACCTTGATATATTGTATTTGCAATATCATATGAATCATAATCATAATCACTATTCACTGTTTTAATTGCGTAGTTTCTATTATAGCTATAAAAATGCCCATAATACAACCTATTTGCATAATAGAGATAAACACTATAAGATAAAAAATCAGCCCACGATTCACCACTAGTCGAGACTTTTAATTGTGTCGTCACACCGTCAACTGTAATAGTGCGCTCTGATGAAGACCCACCGTTACGGCAAACATGCCACATAAATGTACCAGCGATAATTGCATTGTATTTATTAGATGCCATATATGCTGGTGTAATGGTGCGAGTTTTGGTTCCTGTATTGCCGTTGCAGGATTCTGATGCAAAAGCATACTCATACTCAAAGTTATTAAATTGAAGCGGTACTGTTGTTGTAGCAGCAGAAATTTTACTATTACCAACACACAACACTCCTATTTCACCGTCTTCATATTCAATTATCTGATCAGTATTTGATGAATAAAATGCTCTTATAATTACATAATCTTTGTCTTGCGATTTTACGTTCGCACGCAAACCATCCACATTTGTAGAAGTATCTACAGTTGCGCCACAATTTGTAACATAATATGGGTTATTATATTTTGTATTAAAGGTTAGTTTAAAGAGCCCAGAACCAACCTTTTCCACCTTTTCAATATTATATGAAGCTACTATCACTATATCAATTGTTAGTGATCCCTGAAGCACAGAGCCGGTACGGTTAGCAAATGTAAATTCATTACCAGATGATGTTTGAACAACATATGTACCGTTAAGGTCAGATTCAGTAGCATTTTTTACAGTTATAATTTGTCCTGCTTCTATAGTACTACCAAACAACACACATGAAACAACCAGGCTAGTAGAAGTATATGTACATTGTCTATCTTGACCGTTAAATTTTGCCCAAGATATTAAATTGTTGCCGCCAGTAATATTAGTAACCAGTCCCTTTGAATTTACAGTAATGTTCTCCACACTACTATATGTTCCAGCCGGACTTGGCACTAAATCTATTAGAGCTCTACTTGTCATTTGACCGAATACAACAGATTTGTTTCCATCTGATATAAGAGGAAAATATGCACCAGATAGGCTGTCTGTTTCTGTATACTTTAATTCACCAGCTGACAATTGACGAGAAATTGAAAATCCGCCCGAAATAGCACCACCATTTCCGCTTAATCCTAAACTCAGTGAAGATTGCTGTCCACCACCATCGTACACATCTACTGTGCCTGTCGATGGTAATGATTCACCTTGTGCATGCAAGACACCCTTATATGTATCTTTTACAAGCTTATCTGTAAGTGTTACTGTTCCCATTAAGTGTATTTATTGCGTATTATGTTAAATCGATTGTTTGTGAACCAGTACTTGAAAAAAGAGTGTTATTTTTCTTTGTCTTTATTGCGTTTATTAATTTATACTGAATATCGTAAATCGATTTAAAACACCTATTTAAAACAGCAGGGTTACTAGCATGTTCATTTTCATGAATTAAAAAATTATAGTCCGTACTAGTAGAAATATCACTGAATTCCTGCTCATTTAGAACTTCAGTTCCTTTATATACAAGATTATTAAGATAGTCATATTCAGCAATATATTTTTTTGATATTTGACGTGCAAGTGTTAATATATTAAATGTTGTTTTATATAGTTCTTTATTGATAGCAATGCCAGATATCATTTCATCATTGGCTACATTAGCCTCTAAAATATTATACACAGGTAAGTTTGAAGTTCCTAAAACAGAATTAAAAACATTGCGTTCATTATAATGAAGAATTTTATTAAAATTATACGATGTTGTACCCGCTAATACAAATATATCTTCTCTACTATCAGCATCATAAGAAAAAGAAAATAGTGATTGTACCTTTGTGTTTTCAGCCACCGATGCATCACCCTCATTCCAAAACCACGACGCCTCATTGTATTTGGATGTTTCATAATTCCAAATATGTGTTGTATTAGCTCCCCCCTTATAAAACAGCCATTTACCAATTGTTTTATCAGGCTTGGTTATAAATTTTTTATATACACCCGTATTAGTATACATATAAAAAATATTTGAATCGGTTTTCGAGAATACCACACCCCTAATATACTCATTTGATGTAAGTATATCTTTCAGTATGTATGTCTCTTTTATCTTGAGATTTCTATCACATATCCACAACTCATTGCTACCTAAAGTTTTATTTTCTATAAAGACATAAACATATTTGTTTATGTTATTATATCCAAAAGCACGTGCCGCAATAGTTTGCTTTCTTGTAAAAAATATTGTAGTAATATATGATAAATTAAAATCATAAATCTTTATACATTTATTGCCGCTATCATGAACAAATACTCTATCTATTTCTTTATTAGCAAATATCTTTTGCGGTCCACTAAATTTTGTTCTTGCTAAACCTGTTCCTGTGCCACCAATCGTTTTTATAAGCTGTTTTCTATTTTGAATCGTCTTATCATCAATAATGTACCCCGAAACATCGTACTTGTAAACTAAATTTGTCGCTGAATCACATAAAAATATGTGATTGGAATCATAGCTTATACTAGTGAGTGATTTATAAGTCAAATCGGTATTTTCATCAACATATTGTGTTGATTTAATAATAGAAATATCTGAAAAATCACTAGCACTAGAAATAGTTGAAAAATTGGTCGGCGATATACCCATAAAGACATAATTATCACTTTTAGTTTTTACACCTATACCGTCAATAATATCTGACATTTCACTATAACCGATTGTAGATAGTGAATTAAACGTTATACTACTGTACTCCGTCTGTGGTACCCATTGCAATTTATTTGAAATTCTATCAACACCCGCTGCATAATTATATCCGTTAGGAATATCATTGCTTGCTAAAAACGATTGCGAGTATATGTACAGTGTATTATTATAAAGTTTTTGTAATCTGTCATTTATTAGACGTGAAGAAAGTAGATCATTTGTATGAATCGCAATATGTTGGTCATAATTAAAAGGTAAAATTGAAATATCATCAATTAATCTATCGCGAAAAAAATCAGATAATACTATATTGGAAAAAAATCTATTAGTTACTGTAAGCGGCGCGTTTTTATTATCAATATTTTTACCCGCATATACATCAGTATTATCAGTAAAATAGAAACCTGTATACGATTCGCCAGATAATGTAAAATCATTACCTGCTGTATAACCGACTTTTACGCTGTAGTAATCAAGCACAAAAATATTTAATCAAAATCTACAAATTCAACATCTAAAATATTAATGTTGATTGGTAAAACTTCTTTTATATCCTGCGTTATTTGTGTTTTCAGATCTTCCTTTAACTCACCATTAATAAGTGCAGCATTTTTTATATTAATTTTAATGCTGTTACTCTTATATCCAGGTGTACCCCATTCAAAAAAGTGCTTAATTATATCAAGATTATTTCTTTGTCCACACGGCAAATGAAAAGTTAGCAGTGTGGGCGGAGATTTTTTCATATAAAGCAATCTAATATCGTTATTTGTTAGTGCCTTACTAAAAATATATGGTTGTTCTATTGATATATTAGATGCAAAGAATTTATTTGGTTGTTGTAAGTATTGTGACAGTGTAATTCCATTAAAAAACTGTGTCGCTCCAAAAACTATCGCACTTGTTAGTATATCTAACTGTTCAAATTTACCCTGTCCAATATTTACATCGTATTTTTTATTGCCATCAACAAAAACACTTACATTTCCTTGAAGACCGTCAATTCTTATTGCAAAATGATGAGCGCCAGGTACAAAATTCTTTTTATAAAGTTGATAAGTATATGCTGTATAATCAAGATTATTGTATTTGTTTGGTAATTTTAAATTAAATGTAATATAATCCGCACTACTACTATAATTTTGTTTTATATATTTAACATTAGTGAGATCGTTAATAGCTCCACTATACTTTGCGGGTGTATAAACAGTATTTACTATAGTACCTGTATTGCTATTAATTTTAGAAACGTATATTTGTTCATCTCCGTTAATAGATTGAAGTATTAGCGACTCTTTTCTTACATTCTCGTCATATTCGTAGTGATAACCGAGCGATACTCCGCTTAAGCTAGTTGAACTAAGTGAATTTTTAAGTGATGTGTTGTAGATTAACTGCCTATCACTATTATATTTTACTAATTTATACGATCCATATAATATATATATATTATCATCAATATCTATTACAAAATCGTTAATATTATCAAATCCTGTACTTGATGAAAGGGTCTTAAACATTGTAAAACTATCACCTGTTTTATAATTACTGTACACAAGCTGATTATCATTATAAAGCGTTACAACTGCATCGTCTTTATAAGTGTATGTTTTTGACCCAATAAATCCTGTTATTTCACCATTAACGTACATAATAGTACTTGAAGCACTATTCAATATCTGTGTTGAAATTGTTTCAGTCAATGTATCGAAAAGTGTCACAGTGTACCTGTCACTATGTAACAGATATAATATATTATTATGTACAGTTGCGTCAATAACATCAATATTCAGTATTTGTTTATCAGTAATACTGCAGTTACTATCTAATTTATATATATCACCATTTGTAGTAATGGAAAAAAACGTATCTAGTGCGCCCTGATATGCAATAATATGAGAACCGCTCAGCGGAGTAGAATTAATTAAATTTAAATCACTATTATATGCATAAAGTGTTGATGCACTTTGAACTATTATTTGAGGAGTTACAGCCCTATCATTTATAACACCAAAGCCTATATTATTGTAATTTCCCAATATCTGATATCCATGTGGCTCATTCCAGTTGTTACTATTAAGCCAAAAAGATAATGTTACTTGAGAGTTAGCATTTATATCACTATAGTTTTCGACTACACTGTAATGCTTTCCATCACAATCGTATGTGTTGCTTGTATTTTCTTTAACATCACCATAGTAAGTAGTCCATTCTAATGAACTCAATATTAAAAATTTAGTATATGACTGTAATTTTTGCTCTATTCTCTTTTCACCTACACGGTAATAGATGTATTCTTTATTTGGCTCAAAAACCACATCACTTTTTTTATCAAAAAAATCATATGTTAAGTTATTGGATTGGAGATATGTATTGACAAAATCTACATAGTTGGGATGGTCACTATTTACCGCTTTTGCTGCATCAAGTGGAGTGATTTTATTATTATTATAATATCTATCTACCCATATATTGTTTATTTCTCCCGCAGAAAGCCACGTACATAGATATTGGCCATTTTTGCCTTGAGCGTAATTTTTTTCTGCAAAAATTTGATCTGAAGTATACGGAGAATCACCTGCATATGCTCCATTTGCAGCAATCGTCGTGTCATTTATGTTAATTTGTGTATAAGGATATAAACTTTCTGATGTTTTAAAAACACTGTAACTATCAGGTTGAGCAATATAATCGTTTGAATAAAAGGTATAATTTATATGTATAGAATCATTTCCCTTTTCTTGATCATTACCTGTAAAAAGTGCATTATATTGCCTGTTTGCAACACTTGGCTCACTATTGCGTAAATCTGTATAGTTTGATTTATTTGTGGTGTTTGTTAGTGTGTGTTGATTCTTTAAAATAATTGGCTTTGTCGGAATACTATGATTTGATACGTTGTGATATTGAGATAAAAATAGTATGTTACTTTTTAAATCAAAAATAGAATTACTCTCATCTATTTTTAAAGCATTAATATCATCTGTATCATATGTAGCCCACGATGTATTAATTTTTTGTATAGCCTTTGTTGGGTTGACGCGAATTTTAAACGAAAATCGACTAAAATTAAAATAACTGGTCGTGTTGCTGGCTGATAATAATTGTAATGCACTACTATCTTCACCTGATATTCCTAATATATATGTGCTGTTAATTTGCGGCTTTATAAAAAATATTTGCCCCGATGCTTCATCAAGTACATAATAAAACACCGTTTCATCAATATAATTAAATTTTAAATTATTGAATGTTTTATATTTTAGCGGATCTGATACAAATGCAATTTGATTAGAAGTATTTGCTGCAAGATAGTAATCAGCATTATTATAGTTATAATTAATTCTTGCGTGTTTATTATCTAATATTTCTATGTTAAAGTATCGTTGTGCATCAAAAGAGATATTCTCTTTTGTTATCATTTGATGTGAGGTTAAAAATTCAAATGTTTCTGAATCTGTTTCACGATCATTATTAAAATATAAAAATTTTGTTTCACCGTCTATCTCGCCGTTTAGTGAGATAGCTAAATAAGTAGCAATTGTTCTTTTTTTCTGTTCCTCTAATATGTTTAGTGCGAAAACATCTTCTGATAGGGTATTATTAGAAAGAATTATTGAGCTGTAATTGTTTGAACGGATATCACATACATTATAAAATCCTGGATGTAAAAACGCATTAATACCTTCAACTGTTATTAATTTATCGCCTATAATCGAAAAATCAGTATCAGTCTGGTATTCACAGCTTAAGCTGCGAGTAAAATTAGCATAATCGAGGACCTGCATGCTTATATTTAAGCATTATTTAAAACATCAGGCCACAGTTCTTTTAATTTTTGAATATTCGATGGCAATTTTGTCTTTGTTATATCGCGCAATTTGTTTTTCTTCGCAACAATTTTTTTCTGCTCCTTTACATCGCCTGATTCAAGAGCTCTGATAAAATCTCTATCAAGTGCACTCATTATAGGTGCGCGTGCTACCCTAAATTGATTTCGCTTTAGCTCTTTAGCTTTTTTTATGTCGATCTTTACACTACCATTTGATAGTGTCCAACAGTTGCGAAAAAAAGGATCTGGCAATTTTTCATTATCGATAATATACCACTCACATCCCTCTGGCACGTCTTTTTTGCCAAGATCTTCCAATGTGCCCCTCCATTCCGGTGAAGGCATGAGAGTTGCAACAGTTCCTTTATAATTATATACAATAATTTTCATAATTAATATCCAAATGCTACGATGTGTACACTTTCGACAGGTCTATTACTTCCATTTTCATATTCTGTCTCTACGATTACGTGATCCGTACTAACTTTCGAAGGATTTACACCAACGAAAATACCTACATTCGGTGGTTCTCCCGAATATAGAGCGTCACCTGCATTTCCCACCACAACATAATTAACCGTGTCAAATGACTGCGCCCAGTTAATTCGAAACATACCTTGACCCTCCACAGCAACACTACTCACATTAAAGCTTGCACTTATTCCAGCTGTTCCTGTTGTTCCTCGACCATTAAAGCGTACCCATGCTTTTGCAACCTGTGGGCCGTAAAATGTACCAGCGCTAAGTACACTTGCTGTTAAATTTCCAGTAACTGTTCCACCAGTAAGTGGAAGATAAGCACCGTCTCCAACTAAATTATCGACATATTGTTTTGTAACAGCTTCGAGTGCACTTACTGGATCGCCTGAAAGTGATAAAGGACCAACTAGTGCGCCACCACTAAGTGATAAAAAATTATTATCAACATATCCCTTTGCGGCAGCCTCATAATCATCAACTGGCGTTACGGTATATAATGATAATGGACCGGTCATCGTGCCACCTGCTAGAGGTACAAATCCATCTACATATCCTTTTGCAGCAGCTTCATAATCGTCGCTTGGTGTTACAGTATATAGAGACAGCGGCCCTGTCATTGTGTCGCCTGTTTCTTTTATAAAATTATATTCCGCACTTGCACTTGTATATAGTGTTTCAAAAGTCACTTTTTTAGTGTAACCATCTCCACCCACTTGATCAAGCATAAAGACATCAGTGTTATTCAAGGATATTGCAGGAGGCAAATCGTCTATTGATATAGGAATATAAATGCTTTCAGGCATAATTATATTTATGTGGTTGGTTGTGGAACTATAACACCGCCCTGTTTTGGTGCGATTAAGAAATTACTTAGTGTCTTTACACCAATTGCTGTAATATTTTGTGTTACTGTTTCTGCAGAAGTAATAGGTGGAAATTGAGTGCGACTTAATAACATATTAAAAGCGCTCCCATCTTTTGTTGTTGCAACGGCAAATATATCGTTCGTTGATACAGGAACTATTTGAGTTGTATTGTAGTGAATGTATTGAATGCTATCGTAGTAAGAGCTTTGCAGTAGGTTAATTGGAATATTAAATATACCTTTTCTATTTGATGTGTAGGTTAGCGCAAACGATGCTGTAATACTATCACTATAAGTGTTTCCTGTTTTTTGATATTCGTGTGAAAAAGTTTGCGGTGTGCTGTAAACCTTTCCTGTATTAGCGACTTTGATTATATCGTAATTTACAAGAGAGACGTTGACATTTAGCGAGCTACTATACGTGCTTCCATCGCCAAAAACACCCTCAACAACAATAACGGGGTCATTTTCCTCATCAACACTCGTTAAATCAAAAACAACTACATCACCATCACGTATATCAATTGACGGATAATTAATTGTGTAGTCGCCTGCTGATCTATTAGCGGAAAAGTCTACTGTAATTGTATTGCTCATTAGTTAAAAAAGACAAAATTGTTATTTTGAATTGCCGTGGTTTGTGTTGTGCTGAGATATGTAAAGTCACTGAGAGCGCTTAACGGGTAATAAAAATTGTATGTAATTGGCGTTGTACTTTGTTTGTATACAGCAATCTGATCTGAATCGATTATAACAGTGTCATTATAATAATTAAACCAAATAGAAAAAGTATAACACATGTTATTTAAATCAGTACCCGTCCATAACAAATTAAATTTATCGTTATATTCTGCATACGATATTCTTACATCATCTATACCCAATATATTCACACCTGTAAGGCCGCTAGCAAAAGTTGCTGTAAGTGAATCTGTAATTGTAAGTGGATATTTTTGCTCAAGTGTGTTATTATTTGTGTTATACTTATAAATTTTTGGAATAAATGTTTTAACATTACTTGCAGAAAGCGTACTCAATAATGTAATAGTGCTAAACCACACATCACTTGTCTCTTCAATTAAAAATTGATTAGATCTTCTTGAGAAATTAGATGGAACATGTTCAATATAATTATTTCTCGTACCAGGTTTAGTAAATGCTCCTGCATTATTGATAAGTATTTTATCAAATACTGTATAATTTGTAGTATTAATAATAATTGAATCAAAGTAAACATTTGCTGTTAGAATATTATTGCTGTAAAGTTCATCTTTAACTGCTTGCGGATATTTTGAGAATGTTGCCGATAATGACGCTGATAACGTGCCTACTGTATTTGTCGCTACATTTTTTACAAGTAATATACCCTCCATTCTATTAATTTCGTTAATAGTATCATCACCTGTTAGTGTTTCTGTAGCGAGTACTGTTACACAATCATCATTAACCGCATCAATATAATTTGTAATAGCACTGCCATAATAATTATCTGGCGCAACTGTGCACTTCAAATTAAATAATCTGCCATCAAATAAACGGGAATTACTACTGGATAGTGTTACAAATGCAGTAAAATCGCCACTTAATTTGGCAGGTGTCATTGAATATGTCGCGCTAATAGCTGCATCACATAATGTATTATAATAAACAGGTGTATCTACGCTCCACAAATTACTATCTGATGAAAAATCAAGAATTGTTTCATCACCTGCTGTAAAAAAACCACCATCACGTATTATGCATTTATATGATGTTTGTATAGTACAATCAATATATGGTATAAATTCTCTAAAGTATATTGTATAAAAAGAACTCGACAGAGTAAACATATTCGCACTTGTGGTGGTATATCCTGTGCTGTACGAGCCTTCACCTGGCGGAAATAATTCGACTGTTTGTGAAGTTAATCCCGTCCGAATAGATCCATCATAGTTAGTACCTGTCGTAGAATAATTAAACGAGTAAGATTCGTAAGGATCAAAAAAACTGTAACCATCAATAACTATACACTGCCCCTGAAACACATTACTATTCGTTTGTGTTTTATTATATCGCTGAATTTGCTTTATAACACCATATTCATTTCCATAAACATCTTGAGCATAGCTTGAAAAAGAGCCGCGATCAAAAACGCGCATAAGATGCGGATCAAATGATGATAAATTTATTTTTGTTGTATTTGTATAGAGTGGTTCTGAAAAATAAGCAAAATAGTTCTGAAAGTGGTCATTATTTATAATCTGACCATACGCTATCCCCTTATCAATTTTATTAACATTAACACCTCCATCTATAATATGAATGAGTGGATATTCAAAATTGCCATTATAAAAATTTGATACGTTACCGTAAATTGCAGGATCTGGAAATATGTATATTTTATCTGGTTCAATCAGATCTTTATCAACTATGTAGTGGCTTTTGGCGTTATTAAACTGTATTATACTTCTCTTAGATGGCTTAAAAAATAGACCAATTTGCTGAAGAGATATTAACTGATCCTCGGGTATAGATGCGGTTGTTACAAATCGCTTATTAAGTAAATTTCCACTTGGATTAGCTGCTTTAAATAGGCTTCCAGATACAAACTGATTTATGCTATTTGATGATAAAAAATAAAAATCAGCACCTATATATTTTTCAATTAATTGTTTTTTGAGAGATTGAGTCCCTGAAAGTTCATTAATAAAGCTATCTATATTCTGTTGCAAACTTTGTACGTCACATGCTTCAGTTTGTGCTTTATCTATAAGCAGTTTGGGATTTATTTTTAGCCCCTCACCTATTTCTTTTAAGTAGAATGAACTAGTAGCAACTTGATTTAAAATAGTATTGTCAAAATCAAGAAATAAAGAAGCAGAAATAGGATTTGTGTTACTTGTTAAATATTTTTTTCTCTTTTCATTTTCAATACCTAACGTTTGTGGTGAAATTTCCTGCTCTACATCGAAATAATCATTATATTCATCGTAGTACTCTACAATATTAATACTTAATGCGCTTGCAACATGATTTAACGTGCCCTGTACTTGCACATCTGTTGAAATATTAATATAGTCGGTAATGATCTGAAAAACCGCTCTTTCAATCGAGAAAGCCGATCCTTTAACCTTTATTTCTTGCACACGGTTTTTTAAACTATCACGCTTTTTTGCATAAAATAAGCAAATTTCTTTTAGTTTTTGCGCATAAAATGGTACTGCTATTGATAAATCTGACGGATTATCATAATCAAGATTAGAAAGAAAACGTCTTTCTTCAGCGGTTGTATAGTTAAATGCAACATCCTTTAGCAATTCAATATATCTTGTTTTTATTTCATCTTCTGCTTCTGATACTTCAAGATTTTTTAAACGATGCCAGTCATGTATATACTGATTGTACGAAACAGTGAACAATTCAGGAGTGGTTGTAAGTTTTGCATGTTTAAGAAATTCAAAAAATGTAAATGGTGTAAAGTTATCCAATGCAGTAGATGTATTGGATGAGCTTGTAATGGATTGATCAATGTCGATCGAACCAGCACTAAAAACATTGTTTGACATTGATATTATTTATGTAGAGTGCTTATAAAGTGACATAAATAAGTGTATGGTGAGTTTTGAAGAATTTTTCTACGAGCAGACATTTGATCGTCAGTCATTTACTGCTGCAAATACCCCCGGATATAATAATTCTAGTCATATTCGTGATAATAGACTGACCAATCCAACGGGCAATAGAACTGGCAGCAAAAATAATCCCGGTGCTACTAACACAGTCTCGCAGAGCAATATTAACACATCTACACAAACAAAAAATAAAATAGATAGAGTGACACAAAATCCAGCATCTGAAGAAATTTTAGGTGATATGGATATACAAGAAATTCAAAATACAAACGGAATTGATCTCAATGGAATTAATGACAATGAACCTGTTCAAGTCAATTCTAAACTTCCAGTAGCTGTTGTACGTACTCTAAATCCGGCTAATAATCAGCCGGTCTATAAGCTTATACATTATAAATCTGTACAATGAGTTCTTATTACCAAGTTCAAACGTACCCTGTTCCAGGATGCGGTAGTAATTATTATTCCGGTGCTAATAATAATAATTTGGATTGTACTGTAAATGTAAATGATAACAACACACTTAATTCGGAAAAAGAGCTTATCTCGAATACTATCTTAGAAGCAATTAACAGGTATGGTATACCTGTAAGTTATTATGTTCATACATATAATCTTTCAAGCGCTGATAACATATATGGAGAAGATCCAACAAGTACGTTTTTTGGTCCGACCAATGTAATAATGTATATTCAACTTGATGAATCTTCTGTTACTTTAAAGCGGTTTGGATTCGATAGTGGAGACGAACTGACCGCATACGTGCACATCAGTGCATATCAAAACACATTCTCACCACTTTCAGTTTACCCCACACTAGCACAAGCTGTGGAACCTAAAGCTGGCGATGTATTTCAACTAACACAATACGGTGTGGATAGGCCGGGCGATAGAAATGGTAAGTTTTTTGAGATTACTGAGCGTGTTGATCAAGATATAAGTAATAATTTAAATATACTCGGTGGACATTATATGTGGAAGTTGAGAGCACGTCGTATGGATTATAGTTTCGAGCCTGGCCTTTCAGGGGAAGCAGGAAAAGATCAAGTATTTGAAAATTTATTTAACGGTCTTTTAAGTGGCGGCCAACAGGCAGAATCTGATTCAAAAGCATATCCTGGAGATATTGATGAAATTAGTGCGCAAACAGTTTTTGATCAAAGTATTTATAACACTGGAATTTATGGAGATTATGACTATTGATTTCTGTAATGTATAGAATATATTTTTAAATGGTTACTTTTAGAGAAGAAGATCACAAGTATTTTAATGAGCACGGTGTTGAATATATAAGCACCACTACTTTTTTAAATAAATTTAAAAAGCCGTTCGATACAGAATATCACGCCGCGCGTGTTGCAAAAAATAAAGATACTACTCCAGAAGCCGTAAAAGCAGCATGGAAGCAGTTAACAGTTGATGCACAAGAAAAAGGCAAGAGTGCGCATAAAGCAATGGAAAATTATATCAAATATGGTGAAACAGATACAGACTATCTTGATCTTATTAAAGGTCTCAATAGATCGATTGAAAACTACACATATACTGAAAAACACGCAGAGAGTCTATTATGGAATGACAACGCTCGTATAGCGGGTACAGCTGATATTATACTTGAAAACAAAGACACATTCTATATTCTCGATTTTAAGACAAATAAGCGGTTTAATTTTAGAAATAGATACGGTGAACGATTACTACCACCACTCGATCATCTTGATTATTGTGAATTCACCATATACACACTTCAGCTTTCCCTGTATGCGTATATGAAGCAGGAATTAACAGGAAAACATTGTGGTGGTATGAAAATTTTATATTTGTCTCAAAATTCTTTTGAGAAAAGTAGATATTGGAGAGATATAAATATATTTTATTGTCGTGAAACTATTGAAAATCTACTCAAACAACGAAAAGCAGAACTAATAAATGCAAATACATAAACTTGCAGAGGAGCGATTCTCTCCAGAAGCTGTTAATAATTTCTGGAATATCATAACGCATATTAATTGGAACGAAGAATCGTCCACACAGATTGTAAAGACGGAGTTAATGAAACTTTTAACACCGAATACAGCAGAACAGATGAGGCGAATTTGTTTTTTCTATGCATATGCACTAACTGGTGCATATGTCGACTATTGTAAGTCTGTAGAGGAAGAATATAATACTCGAGAGGTTGAATGTGCGTCAAGTAATGTTATATCAGGCGGCAAATATCATTATGATGAGTATCTCGCTAATCCACGATACATGAAAACTGATATCGATAACATTTCTTTAACGGATAATGTGCTACTCAGCATACCGTCCGAAGATGATTATTATGCTATGTAATTAATTTCTAATAGTTTCAGACAAAAAAAGAGCTGTGAAATTCACAGCTCTTTTTTTTGTTTTTTTTTTGATTATACTTAATCAAACATTCCGTGGCCTGTTTTAAGATTGCCGACTTTATTATCTTTGCCGGTCATATCTTTGCCCTTATGTGGCTTTGGCTGTGGCTCTACATCAACTTTTGCTTGACCTGAAGCCTTACCTCTTGAGTTAAGTGCAGCTTTCATGTTGCCTTTACTCATCATTTTTGTGCCTTTACCCTTTTCGATTGCTTTTGGTTCTGGCTGTACTTCAACATTTTCGCCGAAATTGTCCTCACCTTCATCTTCGAAATCATCATCGATATCAGCGCCAAGATCTTCTGCACCTAATTCTTCATCACTAAATTCATCTTCCTCGCCCATGTCCATATCTGAATCAAGTGCAGACATAAGAACATCGTGAAGCTGTTGTGCTACGTCTCGTGGAAGTGTAAAAGTAACGTCACCCTCCGTATCTTCACCTTCATCGGTATCGATATCAAGAGCTTCAAGGTCATCTGATTCACCGCCCATAGGGTCAGGAGAAATATCAGCAGGGTTGTCCATTACTTCTTCGTATAATGTATCGAAAGCAGATTTTTTAATCATATACTTATTTAGAGCTGTGTTTGTGACTTTTTCGACTCCGAGAGAAAATTTTTCAGGTTTATACAGGTTGTCCTTCTTTTTTTTCATTTTAAGTGGATCAATCATTTTTATCTCACCAGGACCACCACTTGAATCAAAGTCCATCGGCTCTGTTGTAGGTAGTGGCTTTCCACCCTTACCCTTTTTGAGTTTTAAGCTTACGTTTCTGGTCTTTTTGCGCATATTACTTATTTAGTCTTATGTAATAAATAACTACATGGCAAAAAGAAGTAGAGAATTTTATTTAGGTAATCCTAATCTACCCACAAGCACTGCAACGTATGAATATACGCCGAAGATGATTAAAGATCTTCAAAAGTGTGCAAATAATCTATTATTCTTCGCAGAGAATTTTTTCTATATAATCGACCCTGATAAGGGCCGCACTTTAATTAAATTATACAAATATCAAAAAGAAGCTCTTCGAATGATGAGAGACAATCGATATAATATTTTGTTAGCATCCCGACAACTCGGCAAAACCGTAATGTTAACAATATACGCACTCTGGACAGCTTGTTTTAATATTGATCAGAATATAATGATTGTTGCTAATAAGGAGAGCACAGCAATTGAAATTTTTAGACGTGTTAGATTAGCATATGAACAGCTTCCAAATTATATTAAGCCTGGTGTGGTTGAATATGGAAAGACGAGCATGATTTTAGATAATGGATCTAGAATAGGTATATCTACAACAACTGGATCTGCTGCTCGTGGTCAAGCGCTCAATGTTCTTTTGCTTGATGAGCTTGCATTTATTGAACCTGCATCAATTATGGAAGATTTTTGGCGCTCGGTATGGCCAACAATTTCACGTTCAAAATTCTCTAAAGTATTAATTGCTTCAACACCAAATGGCACTGAAAATTTATTTTATAAATTATACGACGGCTCACAAAAAGGTGAAAATGGATTTGCGTCAATGACAATTCCGTGGGACCAGGTGCCGGGAAGAGATGAAAAGTGGAAGCAATCACAAATTAAGGCATTAGGTAGTGTTGAAGCGTTCGAACAAGAGTTTAATTGCGTCGTGGGCGAAACTGACATTAGTGTAATAAATACAGATAATGATTACACTGAAACAATGCAAATTAAAGAAGCGTACAAAAGGCTGGAACTCGGGAAAGTATCGTAAAGATCCTAAAAAGAATCAAATAGCGATTCAAAAATATAAAAAGACACTTGCTTTAAAAGGTATTACTAGATCTAGTATAACTAAGAGTAGCTATATAAAAGAACAACTAACAATCGACAATGCAAGTGTGTATGCGCTTGAAGAGACTATTGATAAACTAACATATACTTATACTAATTTTTTTGGTAGATCTGGCAACCGTAAATTAAAAAAGTACGACATCTCATTGTTCAAAAGTCTATCACACCATACGAGCAGATATAATGTATATTTTAGTAACGGTAAAGTTCCCTTTAGCTGTCAGTTACTAATTATAGGCAAGTATGGCTGTAAACCACCCAAATCAATTTTTTGTTATTGTGGAAAAAGGATTTGCTATAATAAAGTCACACAACAATTCAATCATAACTCAATATGTAGAGAGTGTGGTATTCCTATGAATAGCAAGAAATATTTTATGCACCGGTATGGTGACATATGGGAGGAAGAATACGAAAAATATTTTAAGCGGCCCTACATGCAGAAGATTATGTCTGCGCGTGGTCGCCGCGCAGTTCAAGTTCGTAGAGAGCGTGGTGATATAGGATTGGTAGCTAAAGGTAAATATGAAAAGGTAATATTAGATCATATTGAACAAAAGCATCAGATTAAAATAGATAGAAATTTTACTGTCGAAGGATTTTATCCTGATGGGTACTGTCACGAAACAAATACAATTTACGAAGTATATGAGCCTTATCATAATTATAGAGTAGAGAAAGACAATGTACGCCAGAAAATTATAACTGACGCATTAAATTGTAATTTTATTATAATACGTCACGAATCAAAATTTGATATAAATAAAATAAAAATTGATGAATTTTATAGAAAATAAGAAATATAAAATACTAACACCTACCGGGTATCAGTTTTTTGATGGTATACGCAAAACAGAAAAAGATTGTGTTGAGATAACCACAGACATGTATACACTTTCTTGCAGTACAGATCACTTGGTGTTTATTAGTGACGAAATATATAAGCCTGTAAGTCAACTGTTTATTGGTGAGCCTATTTTAGATAGAGAAGGAAAGAAGACGTATGTAACGAGTATACGCCGAATAGGAAAGTTAGAGGTATATGATGCAGTAAATGTTGCAAGTGGTTCAAAGTATTATACAGGTGATATTTTATCGCATAACTGCCAGTTCCACCATAAAGGAGAAGCATCAATCGATGTAGAGTTATTTGAAGAATTTAAAAAGCATTGTAGAGAGCCAGAATTTGAACTTGAACAGGACATATATAAAATATGGGCACCACCATCCGAAGATAAGATATATGTTGTGGGTGTCGATATTTCTGAAGGTGTTGGACAGAATTATTCTGTCATACAAGTGTTAGATATAACTGATCTTACAACTATAGAGCAAGTTGCTGTATATAGAAATAATGTAATTGATCCTTCTAACTTTACAACAAAGCTCAACGAGGTTTTGCAGCAGTGGGGAAAACCGCTAGTTATAATTGAGCGTAATAATTGTGGTTCTCAGGTTGTTGATAATTTACGTAATATGCATCAGTATGAAAATATTGTAAGCTACGGTGCTGAACTTGCAGGCAGAAAAAAGAATTTACTTGGAGCTGTTGCACATACAAATACTAAGGGACGCGGTGTTTTGAATATGCGGTATTGGGTTAATACATTAAAAGCAGTACGCTTTAATGATATTCAAACATTAATGGAGATGAAGGATTTTGTTCGCAAGCCTAATGGAACATGGAGTGCACGTGGTAC